CCTAATCACATAGGTTGATTCGGTGGCTAGTTACGATTTTCAATGCACCTGTGGTGACGAAGCAGATGAGCACGACAGGGACGGTGAATGCCAAGTTGAAGGATGTGACTGCATCTTCTACGAGCCCAACTCAGAGGCATTTAGCTCCTAGCGGATTTTGCCCAGAGTGCCAGAGAACCGTCTACTTCACTCGAGAAACCGAGGAACCTGCCTGCCCAGTGTGCTCCTCTGAGTTGGTGGCTATTGACAAGGGTGGTAGCTAAGGTATTAAAATACCTGAAAGGGCTGCGAGGCCGGGACACCCACCCATCCCCCCGCCCGGTCTCGCGGCTCCCATGACAGGAGGATGTATGCCCAGTTTTCATCGACAGATACCTTTCAGGCTAAGACCGGAGATCGAAGAAAACCTCCGGTTGCTTGCTCCTGTTATGGAGGTATCCATGAACAAGATCGTCAACGACGCGCTTGAGGATTACATCAAGAAGAAAATGAAAAGCGCAGCTCTAAAGCGCAAGTTGACTGAGCGACTGGAAAGGATGGAGGAGCTGAGTGGCTGAGGACAGAGCAATCGAGATCCGGCCTGAAGACATCGTGAGATATCAACTCGATCTCTATGAGGACGAGAACGATGGAGTCTTCAGGGCAACAAAGATGAACAAGCCTTTTCAGGTCGAGAACATCTACGGGAGGCTCGAAGCGGGGATGTCGGGTGACTACTTGGTAGTTGATGCTAGCGATCCACAGAACCTCATGGCGGCAAAGCGTGAGCACTTCGAGAAGGACTGCAAGAAGGTTGAACCCAAAAACCAGACCATCAAAAAGATGACACGGCCAAGACCAAAGCGGATCTCAAGGTCTGCTAAATGAGGCAGATGAGGAGGGACTACCAGGAAGGTGAGCAGCAGGAATCTGGCTTCCTAGTCACCCTTCTTAGCCTCGTGTTCGTGGCTATGATCTTCTCTGTAGCGGCGTTCTTTTTGGGTCTCTTTATCGTGCTGACACAGCTCTCGGTCGAGATGTGGACAGGGTTCCTCTCTTGAGGTTAATGTAGCCAGGAGGCACAGTCACGGCCAGCAGGCAGGGGGTCCACCCTAAGCCGCTTTAGGTAGCGGAGGGGTCGGCCCCCTTCCTCGTTTACAAATAAAAATAGGTCATGCGATACTGCCGCCATGAGTGAGACAACGGTTCCCCCCTCTAAGGAAGGGCTGTCACACAGCGATAAGCAAGCTGCCGAGAGGAAGATTGGGGGCTTGCTGCTTCCTGCCGTGAATGCTCTTGAGGAAGTTCTTGATGATGGATCTCCCGGCCAAAAACTCCAAGCAGCTCAGTTCGTCATACGTTTCCACTTCGACGGCAAGGGTGAAGGTCGAGACGCTGCTATTGACAGGATGTTCAACGACATCACTGAGAATCAGGAGTAGCAACCGGCGTGGCTAAGTCGCCGGTCCTCAATCGAGATGCGATCTGGAGAAAAATCGGCTACTCACCACACCACAAACAAACCCCGTTCCATGAGTCTCTAGCGCGCTTCAAGTGTCCGGCCTGTGGCCGACGATTCGGTAAGTCACGCATGGCTGCTGCCGAGGCAATGAGCAATAAGAAGTACAACTTGTTCATGCCCGGTGTACGCGGGTGGGTTGTTGCACCAAAATACAAGCTCGGTGAGTACGAGTTCCGCTACATCTGGGAGTTCGCCCGCAAGCTGGGTGTTCTCGGACACAGGGATACACGCAAGGCATACAACGTGAGAACCGGGGAGATGTTTATTCAGTTCCCTTGGGGATCTCGTATCGACGTGATGAGCGCACAGCACAGAGACTCATTGGTTGGAGAAGGTCTCCACTTCGCAATCATGTCGGAAGCAGCAAAACAGGACAAGGTGGTGTTCGACAAGTACATCCGTCCATCGCTCGCTGACTTCAAGGGTTGGGCAGCGTTCCCTTCTACTCCCGAAGGATTCAATTGGTATTACAAGCACTTCAATCTTGGTCTCCGTGACAAGAATGGAATGCCTGTTGCTGGAGCTGATCCGCATTTCGAGTCATGGAACCTTCCATCATGGGAGAATCCTCACGTCTACCCAGGAGGCCGAGATGACCCAGAGATCAAGCTGCTCGAAAACACGCTTCCTGAAGATGTGTTCTGGCAAGAGATCGGGGCGTCGTTCCGCAGCACAGTCGGACTCATCTATCCGGAGTGGGACGATGATCTCCACATCATTGACGAGTACGAGTACAACCCTGATTGGCGCAATTACCTCGCTGTTGACTGGGGATTCACAAACCCATTCGTCGCGCTCGACATCCAAGTAGATCCTTCCGACAATCTCTATGTCTGGAGGGAGCGTTACATACCGCGTGTTCCTGTTCACCAACACGCTTACGAAATAAACGCTCGAGACAATCCCGAGGGGTACAGCATTGACGGTGTGTTTGCCGACTATGCCGATCCCGGTGCTTGTGAAGTGTTCTCATCCTTGGTGCAAACGGTCTACGCTGACAAGGAGAGTAAGGACTGGGCTCGAGGAGTTGCGGAAGTCAAGAGGTTCCTAAAGGGAGAGGACGGACGGCCACACATCTTTGTCTTTAGGGATCTCTGCCCGAACACCATTGAGGAGTTCCCCAATTACCGGATGAAGCCACAGAACCAGGAGAATCTGAATCGTGCTGAACAAGCTAGTGCATTTAAGGACCATGCTCTGGATGCAATTCGTTATCTGGTCATGCATCTGTACGTGCTAGGAGCTGGGAGATACAGCTTGTCAGATGTACTGGAGATGGTTCCTTCCGCTGATGAAGCTGGGATCTTCACGCGGCAGGGAGACTCAGTGTTTTCCCTGGGCGGGAGCGGAATACGGTGGTAAGTAATATCAATATCGGTAGGGTGGACGAACTAGGAGATAGGTATGGATCAACCTTGGCCGTATCTGATCGGGGCGCTCGCCACGGCTATCCCTGCGACCTGGGCGGTGGTCGTAGCGCACCGTACCAACCGCGATCAGGGAGAAATCAAGAGACAGGAGACAGCGGTGGAGGGCTTCGCAGAATTGGTCGAGGCACTAGAGACTCGGCTGCTCAGAACAACAGAGGAACTAGACCGAGCAGAGGCTGCTCTTAAAGCGTGTCGCGAGGGGATGGACAAGATGCATATTGACATCGAGACAATTAGGAGGGGCAGTGGCTCCTGAGCACAACGACCTCCAGGAAATAGCGTCGAGCATCACCAAGCGACGGACCCGAATGATGTTTGTGGCGGTGACCTTCGGGGCGATAGTCACCGTCGTCCTAATCACGCTCATCGGTTACCTCGTGTTTCACGAGCTTCAGGAGCAGAACGCTGAGATTCACGCGCAGAACGAGCACCTCCAGCGCATCGCCTTAGCTGCCGATGCGGAAGCCGAAGCGAGAGCCGATCAAACCCGTAGGGTGCTCAGGAAGTTCAACCTGGGGCAGGACCGCGAGGACCGTCGTAACCAGCAGCTAATGAGGCGTCTCACTAGAGCGGTGCAGAACAACGTGGACCGCATCGACGACCTCATTCGGGCGATCCTTCGCACCTCACCGGAAGGGCGAGAGATCCTTCGTGACCTTCGACAGGTGGACGGGGGGCGAGACTCCCCGCGATCCTGAGCCCCCGAAAAACGGGGGCGACCGTGATCCACCCAAACCGCCACCACCGTCACCACCACCGTCACCACCACCAGCGCCGGATGTACCGGGAAAAAGCAAGGCGTGTACACACAGCACCAAGCCACCGTTCTGCAATTGAATTGGGCACCTAGTAACCTGCCGTCAATGCATTAGGACCGAAGGGAGTAGTAGATGAGTGAAAAGGTAAAGCAGGCTGTCATCGAAGGTGGAATGGCATTTCTGGCGTTCGTAGTCGGTGGCTATGCTCTTTTGGATTGGGGTCCGGCGAATCTCCCTGATTGGGGCACAGCTAAATCTGCAATAGTGGCACTGGTCATCGGAGGATTCGGAGCGGCTGTAAAGGCTGTTCTTTGGTACTTCACTGGCACAGTGAAGCCGACTTAACTAACAATAGAAAGGTCTGACGAGTGAAAGTAGGGCAACTCGAATTAGACGGTAAGGGGCTCCACATCAGCAGAGTCGCCCATGCCAGCAATGGCTCTGCTCCACTACCGTCAGGGGTTTCTACAGACGACATAGATATGCGGGAGATTGGTTCATCTGGTCTTCCGGCCTACGGAAGTACAGCGCATTCTGAGTATGTTCCCCAACTTCGCGGGAGGGAAGCGATACTCACGTATCGAACCATGCGTCGGACTGACGCCCAATATCGAATTGCCCTACTTCTCGCCAAAGCTCCTGCACTGTCCGCTCACTGGTATATCGAACCGTTCTCTGACGATCCGGAGGACATCGAAGTTGCTGAGTTTGTGGAGTGGTGCCTGCACAACATGCACCGGACATTCATCTCCTTCTTGCGTGAAGCTCTCTACTCACTGGACTACGGCCACTATGCATTCGAGAAGTGCTTTGAGCCTGCTGTCTGGAGACCGACTCGTCAGGGATCTCACCCCCGCAATGTCGTGAAGTGGAAAGACTTTGCGCCACGTCACCCGCTTACATTGCTCGAGATCGACAAGGACACAAACGGTCGTCCTGTGGGCTGGTGGCACATGAAAAACAACCAGAGATCTGATCGAGTTCGGTTGGATTGGGAAAAGCTACTGGTCTTCACATGGGATGAGGAAGCTGATGATCCTACGGGTCTCTCTGCGGGACGTTCTGCATATCTTCACTGGTACTACAAGCAGAATCTCTACAAGGTTGACGCTATTCAGAAAGAGCGTCATGGAATCGGCATCCCTGAGATCGAACTTCCCCCTGGCTTTAAGCCCTCAGACAAAACACTCGCTAACGAGATGGGGAAGAATCTACGTACGAACGAAAAGGCTCACGTCACGAAGCTACCGGGTTGGCAGGTAGGCTTCGTTGAACTAAGAGGCCAACCTGTGGATGTGCTCAAGTCTGCCGTCCACCACAACTCTCAGATAGCAGTGAACTTCATGGCTCAATTCCTTGCGAGCACCGAGGGTAGCAATGCCAAGGATGAGAGCCACATCGAACTGTTCCAGCGCGCCATGCGGTACATGGGCGACTGGCTCAGGGGAGTTATCAACCACAACGCAATCCCAGAGCTGGTGGACTTCAGTTTCAAGGTCAAGGGATACCCACAACTGAAGGTGCGTAGGCTCACTGGATCTGCGGAAGCAAGAGCCCTAGCAGTGGCCGTCAGGAACTTGGCCGAGCCCGGTTTCCTTACTCCAACAGGAGAGGCTGAGGCGTTTGTGGCCGAGGTTCTGGACTTCCCTGCTCCTACCAAGCAAGCTATGAATCGCAGCATCAAGGACCGGATCTCAGCAGAGGGAACCCGAGGTAACAAGGACGAACCTACGGAGCCGGGTAGTGGCGAGCCCGGTAGCAAGGACGATCCTGGGACTAGGCCGAATCGTAAAGATTCCGGTAACGCTAACTCTGGGAAGTCTCCCAGTGGGAGGCCTACAGAGTAGGGCTTAAACAAATGATTTCGGGTTGTGGTTACATCGCCGCTGAGGAGGTACTGACTTGCCACCAAAGCTAGATCGCTGCGTAACAGGCTTCATGTCTGATCCACGTAACAAGAAGAAGTGGCCTGATGAGGCCAAGCGCAAGAGCGCGGCATTCGCCATTTGTAAGGTCTCGACTGGTCTGGCTGAGGGTGCCCACCAGTCGTATGCCATTGACATCTCTGGCATGGAGTTCGAGGAAGACTCGGCTCGATGGATTCACCTTCTCCCTTATGACACCATCAACCATCCTGAGTTCGGTGAGCTTGACTTCAATCAGGAGCGTATAAACCGCTTCCATGAAAACGCCGAGAAGAACGTACGAGGAGTACAGCTCGACATCGACTACGAGCACAAGCAAGGAGTCGATGGAGGCAGAGCTGCTGGTTGGATTCTAAGGACTGAAGTTCGTGATAACGGGCTGTGGGGTTTGGTCGAGTTCACCAAGAAAGCTGCAAGCGAGATCAAGGACAAGGTTTGGAAGTACTTTTCACCAGAGTTCGATTGGGAGTGGGAAGACGGTAAGGGCAACACCTTCAAGGATGTGTTGTACGGAGGAGCACTCACCAACCGTCCATTCCTGAAGACTCTGGTTCCCATCAACTTGTCGGAGCACTGGACCGACGAACTGACAGAGCAGTATGGCAAAGATGCGCCGGAAAGAGAGAAGGAGGTGAACGGCTTGGACCCAAAGGAACTACGCAAGCTGATTGGTCTTTCCGAGGACGCATCGGATGATGCTGTCAAAGCAAAGATCAAGGAGCTGAACGAAGGGTCTAAGGACGTGGTGCAGCTTGGAGAGATCCGGACCACGTTGAAGTTGTCGGATGAGAATGCCGACAGCAAGAAGGTTCTTGGGGAGGTGTCACGGCTCGTTGATTTCTTCAAGGAGCATGACGGTGGCACAACCGAGGATGCCAAGAAGTTCGAGGAGCAGTTCCCCGAACAGCACAAGCAGTTGCAGGAGCAGGCGACTCAGCTTCAGGAGACGACTGTCGCTGCTCGACTGTCGGACTGGTCGAAGGGCAGAGTCGTACTCACCGAGGATGGAAAGGCAGTCGAGAAGCAGATCAAGCGTGGTCTCGCTCCTATCAATCTCGATGATGTCAAGGAGTACCGCTTCAAGCTGAAGGGCAAGGATGCCGAGGCGTTCGACAGCCTCATGGGTACTTTGCTCACCACCGGGTTCGTTCCTCTTGGTGAGGACGGATCTTCGCACGTCGATGAGGAAGCAACTGCTGGTGAGAGTGCTTTCCTTGCGGAGTGCAAGAAGTACCAGCAGGAGCAGGAAAAGGCAGGCAACAAGGTCACGCTTGCGGAGGCATCGAAGCACGTCTCACGCGAGAAGCCCGAACTTGCGAAGGAATGGCAGCGCGAGGGCCGTAGCTCTCGGACTGCATAGAAAGGGGAGGTGAGAAATGGCAGGTGCGGCTACCGGAGTACTAGAGCTTTCGTATCAGTGCTCGGCTCCGGTTACGAGAATGCGGTTTGTCTCGCTTACCGGGGATCAGACCGTCGCCCAGCATTCCGTTCCGACGACATCTCCTCTTGGAGTTGCCCGTTTGTCGGTAGATGCAGCCGGTGTAACAGCCGGTAAGGGACCAGCAGTTCAGGTTCTCGGTGTGGCATTCATCGAGGCTGGAGCAGCATTCGCTATCGGTGCAGAGCTTTCTGGTGATGCAACCGGACGAGCGATCACGGCGATTGCCACACACAGGGTTGCAGCTCGGGCTCTGAAAGCGGCGACAGCAGCAGGGCAGTGGATTCCATGTCTACTGCTTCCATCTGGACGAGTTGTATAGGAGGAGGTGACGACAAGTGTACGAAGATCCACAATTGCTCCATGAGGATCAGTTCCTTACTGGTATCTCGGTCGCGTATGACGAGGCAAACACATTCATCGGAGACTTGCTTTTCCCTGCGGTGACTGTGGAGTTTCAGTCCGACAAGTACCGGGTCTACAACAAGGACAACGCACCGCGTGTCACTGACGATCACCGATCTCCTGGTGCTCGTGCGAACGAGCTGCCACCGGCGATGCTCCCTGGCGAGGACAAGTACTTCGCCACTGAGCACAAGCTGAAGGATGTCGTACCCGTTGAGGAACGGGAGAACAATGACAACCGGAAGGGCAACGTCGGAGATCCATACGTTGAAGCAACGGAGAGGTTGACAGACACGATCCTGCTCAACCGTGAGTACGCGTTGCTCCAGATGATCCTTGCCCCGGCGAACTACGCAGCCGGGATGACGGATGCTCTGACTGGAACGGAGAGGTGGAACGACTACACCAACTCCAACCCGGCAGCGAACATCAAGACGGCTCGTAAGGCTATTCCGGATGCACTCGGAAGAAGTCGCACTCCGAACCGACTTGTGATTGGTGACGAGGTTCGCTGGACTCTCGAGGATCACCCGAAGGTTGTTGACAAGCTGGGCAGTGCAGCCATGCAGATGACAACTGAGGACGTGATCGCAAAGGTTCTGCGATTCCCTGCACAGCCGATCTGGGCTTCTGCTCAGTACAACACAGCGGCCTACGGTCAGCCTGCAAACATGGTGGACCTGTGGGGCAAGAACGTGCTCCTCGCATACGTTCCCGACAGTCCCGGTCTCCGGACTCCTGCCTTTGGGTATGAGTTCACTTGGGACTACCCGACTGGTGAGCGCATGAGAACCGACCGCTGGTACGACACGGATCGAGAGTCAGACATCGTGCGAGTAGGTCGCCGTTACGACCACAAGTTCATAGCAATCGACGGTTCGAGCAAGGCAATCGGCGGATACCTGTTCACTACGGTTATCGACTGAGGGGGTGAATGACAATGGCAGATGAGTACTACGCAGCAGCCGACATTCACACCGGAGAGCAGACTGGCGAGCATCAGGCCAAGCCTGCAATGGTTCCCGAGGTGGAGCGGGAGACTTTCAAGGAAGGTGAGAAGGTCAAGAAGTCCGACTTCTCGGATGAGGAGTGGGACGAGCTTGTAGCGTCTGGTGCAGTTGTGGATGACAAGAGCAAGATGCTCGGTCCAGCTTCTACCAAGACTGCTGACGTGCAAGCTGCTGCCCATCCAGACGCTCCGCATCGCACAGAGGATGCAGACGAGGTGGACAAGGCAGCAAAGGATGCATTCGAGGAGGATCAGAAGGTCCAGAAGTCTCTCGACAATCCCGAGCTGACTGACGAGGAACGAGAGCACATTCGCAGTGTTCCCGCTGGGAACCAGCGTCATGCTCTGCATCAGTTCCGACTCGACAAGCTCAACAAGTCAAACTCAGGTTCAAAGTCGAAGACGACTACAGCGGCAAGCACGAAGGGGCAGTAAGCGGTGCCTCTCGCGTCTTATGAAGAAGCTAACTCTCACCTCGACGGAACAAAAATTGCGTTCGAGTCTGAGGAGGATGCTGAAAATGAGGCGCGAGAGGCAGACCGCATAGTTCGCGGCGCAATAGCCGATACCTTTCCTGAGCAAGTCGGTCACTGGGTACATGAGCTTCCCGAGCCTGTACTGGAAGCACTTATCACTCCCGAGTTGGTCCGTCTTGTAGCGAGCCTGTTAATGGCGAGCTACAAGTATTCAATGCACTACTCAGAAGACGATCTCGGAGAGAACGATTATTCAGCTCGTCTTGAGAAGCGAGCAATGAAGATCCTCAAGGACATCCAGAGCGGTGACGCAGTTCTCTGGGATGTTGAGTACGGACCTACCATTGCTGATTCGTACACTCTTGAGCAGGAAGATTTCTGGCCGAACGACACTTACACAGAGGAGTACGTGCGCCAGCAGGAGGAACTTCAAGAAGCCGGTCTTGGGCCAGCTCGCAAGTTCTCTATGGATCAAAGGCTCTAGCATGGCTGGCCGTTTCAGTGTGGAAATGACATGGACACCTTTGCCTGCCGTTGTTGCGCGTGGATACTTCATAGCTGCTGAGGAATTGAAGAAACTCGAGGAGCCTTTGGAAGCTGCCACTGAGATCATTCAGAGCAGCTTCCAAGAGAACTTCGATAGCGAGTCTTCTGGTGGTCAATCGTGGGAGGAACTTGCTGAGTCAACCAAGACTCGTAAGGCAAGAGACAACCTTGACCCAAGAATCCTGAGAGCTACTGGGGCTCTGTATGAAGGTGCTACTCAGATCGGGACTTGGGATGTTGCTCAGGAATCCCACAACGAAGCTTTAGCAGTACTCGAAGATCCAACTGGGTACGGTGCAGCTCACGTTGTTCCTTGGAGGCACCACAGCAGCCCTAGGGGAACACTGCCAGAGAGGGACTGGACATATATCTCCGACGAGACTCTTGATGAGGTAGAGCAGGTCTTCTACGACTGGCTCGATGCTGCAATGGAGAACTTGGTATGAGTGAGCTAACTAAGGATCTAACTGTAGTGGGGCTATACATCGTAGATCTGTTCAAGGTGGAAGCTGTACCGGACGTTGTACCTAGCCAGGATGAGGTTTACTACGGTCCTCAAAACCTGATCCCTACCTTGCCAGCAATTGTGGTCGATCCTCAGCCCAAGACGCGTGACTACGCTACAACTCACCAGTTTCAGATAGTTTTCAACGTCCACATAATGCTGATGTGGGGTCACGTTGAAAATACGGCCCAGGAAAACCGAATGGAAACGGATGCCAAAGCCGAGCTGATAGAAGACATACTTCACTCTGACAAAAAGTTCGGCGGGCTGCTATACACAAGTCTGGTGACTAGGATTGATCCCCGAGTGACAGTAAGGACTTCTTCCAAGATCAAAGCATCAAGGATTCAGTGGCAAGGTGAGTCTCGAGAAGCGTTTTCTTAAGGAGGTGTACTGAAGTGCCTGTGTACGAAATGACTGTGGATGTTCCGGAATACCCGAAGGGGCATAGCATCGAAGTTCCACCGTTCGGTAAGTTCGAGAATGGTGAGAGCCAAGAGGTTGAGATGTCTACGGAGGATGCAGAGAGGTACAGGGGATCTCATGGCATCTCCATCAGGACGGAATCTCGACGCAAGACTTCAGCAGACAGAGCAGCAGAGCAACAGGAAACCGTGAGCACCATTGAGGATGCTCCTCAGAATGAGGGAGGTGATGAGTAATGCCACTTGGAATGGGAGGGTCAGGGATTCTCGGAGTCGGTTTCGAGACGACCTACGGTACATACGCAACTCCAACGAAGTTCATTCCAATTCGATCCGAGTCACTGACTCAGACTGAGGACAAGCAGGTGCTTGCTCCGATCAGAGGTCTGGCTGTGGCTTCGCACATGAAGCGCGGTTACACCATCGTTGAGGGTGACATCGAGTTCGAGTGTACGGCTGATGTGCTGCCGTACTTCTTGTACGCGGCTCGCATGTTACCAGTCAAGGCAGGCACGACTCCGAACTTCACCTACACCTTCACTCCTGTCAGTGATGTGCTTCCTACAACTGCTGCCGGTGCAGCAACCAGGAAAACTCTGACTATCCACATCGAGAGAGCTACTCAGGTCTTTGCCTACCTTGGGTGCTCAGTCACGAATGTCTCATTCACCATCGACAATGGTGACCTGATCTGCACCGTCCATGTCATGGGGCTCGATCTCGACACCACAGAGTCTGCTGCGACTCCGACCTTTGCTACTTGGACGCCTTACGGTCCTGGTGACATTTCCATTGAGTTGCCGACTGGTACGGAGAGGGTGGACATCGACACCTTCAACATCGACATACAGGACAACGGTGAAGCTCTCAACAGAATCAAGGGTGGTGGGGCTCGCGGTCCTAGCTACATCCGATGGGGAGAGCGGGAAGTCTCCGGTTCGTTCGACCACGACTTCCTCAACCTCGATGAGCTGGATGCTTGGAGAGACAATGACTCTCGGGCGTTCAAGGTCATTGCTACTCACGCCGTAAACGACGAGGTGAACATCACTCTGTCCGACCTGAAGACTCAGACGTACCCGATCAACTTGGGTGGTCTTTCGGATCTGGTCAGGGCCACAGTTGACTTCAGGGCTCTATATGGTGGAACATCCGAGTACACCATTGTCTCGAAGACGAGCGCAGACATAGCGGCGTAAGTCTTCACAAGGAGGGGAACATGCCAGAAGTTGGATACAACACCGAAACCGAAACGGTGCCTCTGGAGTCAGCAGGACCAGATGGCTTCGTAGAGATCCGCCGTTTCGGTTTCGGTGAGCGGTTGAAGATCCGAGGTCTCGCAGCTCGAGTTCGGATGGAGCAGCAGACTGGTCGCAAGAGCAAGCGTGAGCCGGGAAACGATGAGGACGAGATGACCGAGATGTCTTTCGACATGGAAGGTGTCACGTTCTACAAGTTCTCGAAGTCGATCATCAAGCACAACCTCACAATCAATGGCAAGGCAGTCAACTTCCAGAGTCGATCTGACTTTGCAAAGCTGGATGCCAGTGTCGGTGAGGAGATCGAAGAAGCAATCGACAAGCTCAACCCGGCAGAGGGTACTGAGGAAGATGTTGAGGGGGAGACCCCTTTAGGTTCAGAATCCTCGACACCCTCTACAAGCGAAAGCAACTCAACAAGCGAGCCAAAACCCGTACCGCTGGAAGTGGCCCGTACTCCTTAGACCAAGCGGAGCGGAGAGAAGCGGCAGAGCGAGATCTATTCAAGGATGTAGGGCTCGACGTTTGGGAAGCAATTGAAGTAACAGAGCTGTGCCTAGCACTGCATTGCTTGCCCAGCCCAGGAGGGTTGCTCGACCAAGATCCTTACTGGATAGACCGAATGAAGTACGTTATCTCTGCACAGGTTGAGGTTGACGAGCAGGAACAGAACATCGAGCAGCAGCGGGCAGCAGCAAGAGCCAATACTGATGGAGCGGTAAAAGCGAGAGGCTACTAGTTTGGCCGGTACGACAACACAGGGGAATCGGGATCTCCTCCAGACCATCAGGGCTCGAAATGAGGCTTCAGCTCAGATTGACCAAGTTGGCCGGTCGATGCAGGGATTGAGTCAGGTTGCTCTCCAAACTCAGAAGTCAATGAGGCTGTTCGCTGCCTCTGTAGTCGCTCATCGTATTGGTGCGGGCTTGACAGCTATCGGACAGAAAGCTATGGAGGTCGCCAAGCGCGCGTTCGACATGGCTAAGACGTTCGATAACGGAATGCGTCAGGTCCGCACTCAAACGACGATGACTGACAAAGCCTTTGGTGCGATGCAGAATCGGGCTCTGGCTCTCGCAAAGACTATTCCGCTACCGATTGATGAGATCTCAGAAGGTCTCTACGACATCCTCTCCTCGATGGATGTCAACTCGGCTCAAGCGATCAAACTCACAGGTAAGTTCTCCAAGGCCGCTGTTGCAGGAGCCACAGACATTCGCTCCAGCACAAGAGCGGCCATTGGCGCGCTTAACGCCTATTCCATGCCGATCTCGAAAGCTAATATCGTCCTTGACCAGCAATTTGCTTTGGTCAAGTACGGCATTGGCACCTACGAAGACTTCATCGGAATCCTCGGTGACGTTTATCCGTCTGCGTATGCTTCGAGTCAGAGCCTAGCGTCCGTGGGTGGTGCGCTTGCATTTACAACCAGAAACGGGCTGAGTGCATCCAAGGCTGGTATCTCTGTGGCTCGAGCCTTGGACATGATTACTCGTCCTCAGTACGCAAAGAAGATCGAAGACATACTCCAAGTCGATGTCGTTGATAAGGCAACAGGTGAGTACCGTCAGATCAACGAAATCATCAGGGACATGGCTAAGTCGATGGGAGATCTATCAGCTCCCGAGCGTAAAGGGGTTTTGGCTGACATATTCGGGGCCGGTGAGATCAGAGCGTTCCGGTTCTTCAACATAGCGATTCCTAAGTTCAAGGATCTCAACAACATGGTCTCCCGTTTCAAGGGTGACAAGGTTGCGGGCTCGATGATGTCGGCGTTTGAGATCATGGAAGCCGGTATCGGCAACCAGATCCAGAAGATCAAAAACCATCTCAACGTCATTGGGATCACTCTGGCGGATACATTCTTCCCGATTATCCGAGAGTGGCTAAAGCGCGGTGAAGCACTCCTTGATTGGTTTGAGAAGCTGCCAGAGCCGATCAAGCGTCTTACTGCACAGGTACTACTCATTGGTGGAGCATTTGCACTGGTCGGAGGAAAGCTCCTGACGTTCGCTGCGAACATCATGGGTGCGCGCGCACTGATGATGCTGGCCGAGATCTCATGGGCTCAGATGGTCACTACGATCATGGCTTCTCTTGCTCAGTTTGCAATCATCATCGCTGCTGTTGCAGGTATCGGGCTTGTGGTCCGAGAGATCACTCAGCACTGGGATGAGTTCAGAGGTTGGTGGAGGCGCAACTGGGAGAATGTCGCTGCTATTGCTATGGTTGGAGCAGTAGCAGTTGGTGCTGCTTTTATGGTTGTGCAGAGTTATCTAATGGGTGGCAACCCGATAACTCTCGGCATGGCAAGCCTGTCTGCAAAGTGGAAGCACTTTTGGATGATGTTCGGTACTGGTCCTATGGTTGTTGCTGGTCTACTGCAAAGCAGTTTTGCAACAATGCTGCTTCCTGCTTATGTCGTTGTAGACGATTTCCTGAAGACAATTGCAGCAAAGTTCACTGCATTCAGGGCAACAATGGCAGCTCAAGGTGGATTCCTAGAAGCTCTCGGGCATGGTGCTAATCAAGCGATCATTGCTTTGCAGGGTCAATGGCGGCGGTTGATGGCATTCATGTCTGCCCAGTTCTTGAGGTTCCGGTTATTCGTAGCTGCCCAGTTCTTGGCTATGCAACTAAACGCTGCAAGTGTCGGGGGATTTATCTCATCCTTCTTCTCGAAGCAAGTATTTACAGCTATAGGCAGTGCTTTCGTAACAATGGCAACTATGGTTCGAGGTGGGTTCTTCGTCATCATGTCTGGAGTCCAAGCCCTCGGAGCTTCCCTAGCTGCTCTGTTGTTGAATCCTTGGACGTACGTTGTTGCAGCAATTGTTGCTCTTGTGTATGTAGTCATTCGCAACTGGGAAACTATCAAGGGATTCTTCTCCAACTTGTTCAGTGGAGTTTGGAAGACAATCGTAAGTTGGGCAAACACTGTCAAGGGCATATTCATGGGCTTCTGGAATGCAACCAAGGGAATCTTTGGTGCAGCTCTCAAGTTCCTGTGGTCCCTAATAAAGCTCGGGTTCTTCTTGATTGTTGAGCCAATAGTGGCTGTGTTCCAAGTACTTATTGGGATCTTCAAGTGGGCATGGGGATTGCTGTTTAACGAGACTAGCGGTGCTCTTACTCCACTAGTCGAGTGGATCAA